CACAGAGAAACTTGGTGATTTACATTTAAAGATGCAAAAGTTGAAAGAATTACCAGACAAAGGGCCGAAGAATGTAACTAACGCATTGTTTGTTGGTTCTACAACAGAACTACAAAAAATGTTAAAAAATAACAAGTAGGTAAAATGTCTGATACTAAAGTAAACAGCAATATGATTGAAGAATCTGGTAAAGTTATTTCTGGACAGATTCAACCTAATTCAGTTTCATCTGCTGATATATCAAACGCATCAATCACTAATAGTGACATCTCTCCATCAGCTGCAATCGCATTAAATAAATTTAGTTTGCCTGGAAGTTCATCAGATTTTTTAAAAGGTGATGGAAGTTTTGGTGCTGTTGATTTAAGTGCAGTAGGTACTAATGCATTTAATGTTGGTGTGTTAGGATTCAAAATGGCAGTCAATGAAGGACTGACTATTTTTAATCTTGTTGATGGTGTCGTAGACGAATTTAATAGTGAGGGTGGAATTGATACTGGCGAAAACTCAAATGCATCTTACGAATCTACATCAGACTTTTATCAGAATTTATCACCAACGCCTGGTGTTGCAGTGCATTTAGGTGTAGATGCAGTCACTTTTGAAAATCCAGAACACGCACCTTTAGTAACAGTCACTTCTCAAGAAGCAACATATGGTGCATTTGGAACTCAAGGTAGTATTACATTTCCCACATTAACAACTTCAATAGAAGCAACTATGGTTGGTGGTGGTGCTGGAAACAATGCTCAAGGTTCTGGAGGTTCTGGTGGTAGTGTACAAGCTACAATAGCAAGTCCATCAATCGCTGGTGCTACTTGGGATTATGTTGTAGGTGAAGGTGGTGTTGGCCCACAATACAGTACCCCCCAATATCCAAGTTCAGATATAGGTGCTACTGGTGGTTATGGTGGTGGTTCTTATGGTGCTATTGGTGGAGGTGGTGGTTTTACTGGAATTTTTGATGGTGAAGTTACAATTATAGAGGGTGGTACATATGGTGAAACTGGAAATTGGCAAACCCCAGGCTCACCTAATAATTATCCAGATGAGGGGCCAGGTTTTGCAGATACAGTTTCTCCAACCAATGCAAGTGAATCAGTTTTAATTGTAGGTGCTGGTGGTGCTGGTGAGAATTCAAATGGTGCTCCACAAGCACAAGGTGGTGGTGGTGGATTTACTGCTGGTACTAATGGTTCTGGTGGTTTTAGTGTACCTACTGCTAGTTCTGGTGGTACTAATGCATCTGGTGGTGGTGCAGACCAAGAAGCAAACGGACATTTAGGAGCATATCCAACTGGTGAGGGTTCTGGGTTTGGGCCAGGAGAGTGGACACAAGAGTCTCCACACCCAGATGCAATACATTTTCAAGGTGGTGGTATGATGTACCCACCTTATCACTATGGTGGTGGTGGTTCTGGATATCACGGAGGTGGTGGTACATCTGACCCAGGCGGTTATACTGGTGGTACTGGTGGTGGTTCTGGATATTCAAATCCTACATATGTTGCAAGTCCAACAATAGAAGCTGAAGCAGCAGTTGGTAGTGCATCAAATCCTACTCCATTAAGTGTATTTGACGAAGCACCATATTATACAGCATTACCAGCACCAAGACAAGCACTTTTTGCTGATGGAGCTAGAGGTGAAGGAGCAACTAGTGGTACTACAAATGCTGGTGGTGATGGTGGTATTCTTTTAGTTTTTGATGCTGGTTCAAGTGCAACAAGTATGACTTTAGTATCAGATACATTTACTGCGAGTGCGACACCATCTACTTCAAGAGTTGTGTTGTTTGCAGAAATAGCAGATGATTTAAATACTGATGTTGCAATATCAGTAACAAGAGATAATACAACATACAATTCAGTATCATTAACTGATACTGGGTATGTAAGTGGTTCAAGTGGTATTAAAATATATACTGGTTCAACTCCTTTAACTGGAAGTGCTAGTCCACAAGTTCAGATGAGATGGAAAGTTGTTGGGTCATCACTTACTGGTACAAATAAAATTCACGGAGTTGCACTACAATGGGCATAACAAAGTTAGGAAATCAGAATTTAAGTAATGACTCTATTGGAAGTGGTGAAATAAACACTGGTGCAGTTGATAGCTCTAAAATAGGTGCAGAAGTAAAAAATGAAGATATCTCTCCTAGTGCAAGCATTCCAGCAAGTAAGTTAGCATTACCTGGCCCACCATCACAATTTGTTCGTGGTGATGGTTCATTTGGTGCTATTGATACAACTGGTATTGATGAAAATGCATTTAATATTGGTGTCTTAGGTTTTAAGATGGCAGTTAATGATGGGCTCACAATATTTAATTTAAAAGATGGTGTAGTGGATGAATTTAATGATGAATCTGGTGTAGATACTGCCGAAATTTCTAATGCATCTTACGACTCTAGTTCAGACTTTTATACGAATCAAGGAACAAATATTCCTATACCTTCTCCAGAAATAGGTAGAACATCTATTACTTCACTTGGTTCTGGAACATATTCTGTTGAATCTGGCATTACAACAGTTAATGTATTAGTCGTTGGGGGCGGTGGAGGTGGTGGTGCTGCTGGTTATAATGGTACTGATGGTGGTGGTGCTGGGGCTGGTGGTTTAATTTATTACCCAGATTATCCAGTAACGCCTGGTGGAAGTATTCCAGTATCAGTAGGTGCTGGTGGTGAAGGTGCTGGGTATAATCCTCCTTCGCCTGGTTCTGCACCTTATACACCAACTGCAAGACCAGATAGTCGTAATGGAACTGGTGAATTTGGTGGTTTTGAACATCCACAATATAGTTATCCAGGCTCTAATACATATTACTCGCCTGGACAAACTGGTACTGATTCTGCATTTGGGCCTCTTATAGGTGAAGGTGGAGGTGCTGGAGGTGGTTGGTTAACTAGTGGTTCACATCCATATATGGGTGTAACTAGTGAAGTTTTTCACGAAGGCGGAAGTGGTGGTGCTGGTGGTGGAGGCCCTACAAGTTATTATGGGAATACTGGAGAAGGTAAACAAGCTACAAATCACCCAATTCCATTGACTCCATCAGTTTTACCAGTAAACTCGCCTGGAAGTTTTGGTAATAATGGTGGTTTAATACAACCAGATGTTCCTAGTGACACTGCAACTGGTGGTGGCGGTGGTGCTGGTGCTGTTGGTGGAGATGCTGAAGGAGCAGTAGGTGGAGAAGGTGGTATAGGATTAAATTATAATATTGCAGATGGTTCTACATCAGTAGGTTATGCTGGTGGTGGTGCTGGTGCTGATAATGAAAGTTTTCCACAAGGCACTTCAATACCTTTCGGTGGTGGAGATACGAATCAAACTAATCATCAACAACCAAATTGGTTTCCTGGCTTGCCTGGTGCTGTAAATAGTGGTGGTGGTGGTGCTGGTGGAAGAAACATTAATACTAGTTCTCCTGCTGGTGGTGCATACGGTGGTGATGGTGGGCCTGGTATTATAATAGTTGCAGAAAGTAAACGAAATGTTTCTAATACAAGTATGACTTTAGTATCAGATACTTTCACTGCAAGTTCAACACCTTCAACTGCAAGAATAGTTTTATTTGGAGAATTACCAGACGGAACTTCTGATTTTGCTGTAAGTGCAACAAGAGATAATACAACATTTAACGCAATAACTTTGACTGATGAAGGATACCAAACTGGTTCAAGTGGTATTAAAATATATTCTGGTAGTACACCTCTGACTGGTTCAGCAAGTCCACAAGTACAACTCAGATGGAAAATAGTAGGTTCATCTTTGAGTGGTGCAAATAAAATTCACGGAGTATCATTACAATGGGAATAACAAAAGTAGATAAAAATCTTATTGGTGATAGTGCATTAGATAGTGATAAAATTGCAGACAATAGTGTCAACTCAGATGTTATATTGAATAATACTATCACAAACGCAGATGTATCACCACAAGCAAGTATTGCATTTTCAAAATTAAGTTTGCCTGGCAGTTCGTCAGATTTATTAAATGGCGCTGGTGGATTTCAAGCTGCAAGTGTAGCACAATCAGATACAAATACTTTTAATATTGGTTTATTAGGTTTCAAGATGGCAGTTGCAGAAGGATTAACATTGTTTAATTTAAAAGATGGTGTAGTTGATGAATTCAATGATGAATCTGGTGTAGATACATCAGAAAATGTAGGTATGGCTTATGATAGTGCATCAGATTATTACTCTGGTGGTAGTGGTACTAGTCCAAGTCCACCAACTCAAGATATAACTACATTCACTTCCACAGGCCCTGCAACATTTAATGTTGAAAGTGGTGTTTCTAATGTTAATGTATTTGTAATTGGTGGTGGAGGAGGTGGTGGTACTGGTGGTTATAATAATCTTCACGGTGGTGGTGCTGGAGCTGGTGGTGCAATATATTATCCAAATTATCCAGTAACGCCTGGTGGTTCAGTTGCAGTGGTAGTTGGTGTTGGTGGTGAAGGTGGTGGATATTTACCTCCAGCGCCTGGTTCAAATCCTTACACTCCTACTGCAAGACCAGACCCATCTGTTGGAACTGGTGAGTATGGTGGTTATGAACATCCACAATATAATTATCCAATGACTCATACATATTATGGGCCTGGACAAACTGGAACAGATTCTTCCTTTGGGCCTCTCATAGGAGAGGGTGGAGGTGCTGGTGGTGGTTATCAAACTGGTGGAACTGCACCATATGCTCCAGGCACAACGGAAGCTGGTTTACACGGAGGTGGTTGTGGTGGTGCAGCTGGTGGTTCAAATAATGCACCTGGCTCAAGTTTTGCACCTGGCACTCAAACTACTAATCATCCAATTCCATTGACCCCAGCAGTTTTACCAGAAAACTCACCAGGCAGTTTTGGAAATAATGGTGGAGTATTAACTCCAGGCGGTTATGATAATGCTGGTGGTGAAGGTGCTTGTGCTGGTGGTGGTGGAATAGGTGGTGCTGGTGAAGATACTGGAACAGATGTTGGTGGTGATGGTGGTGTTGGACTAAACTATAATATATTAGATGGTACGACTTCCGTAGGTTTCGGTGGTGGTGGTCTAGGTGGTGGTCAAACAGCAGACGGTGGCACTGCTGCTGTTCCTTTTGGTGGTGGTACTAGAAATCCAAACTATTATGGAAATCCTACTTGGTATCCAGGCTTACCTGGCGGTGTAAATAGAGGCGGTGGTGGTGCTGGTGCATTAAATACAGGCAATCCAACTCCTGCTGGTGGTGGTTTAGGTGGTGATGGGGGGCCAGGTATTGTTGTTGTTAAAGAATTATCAACTACATTAACAGATACTTCTACAACATTAATATCAGATACTTTTACTGCAAGTTCTACTCCGACCAAAGCAAGAATAGTTGTTTTTGCAGAAATTAATAGTACATTAAATTCACAATTAAGTGCATCTGCAACTAGAGATAATACAACTTTTAATGCGATAACTTTGACTGATAATGGATATGTGACTGGTTCAAGTGGAACTAAAATATTCACTGGTAGTACACCTTTGACTGGTACTGCAAGTCCTCAAGTTCAAGTTCGTTGGAAATTAGTAGGTGCTGGATTATCTCATATTAATACTATTCACGGTGTTTCACTTCAATGGGCATAGAACATCAATATCTTGGAAATCCTAATTTAAAGAAAGCATTTGTAAGTCAAGAGTTTACAAAAGAAAATATTCTTGAGTTTCAAAAATGTATGAACGACCCACAGTATTTTATAGAAACATATATTAAAATTGTATCATTAGACAAAGGTCTGATACCATTTGATATGTATCCTTTTCAAAAAGAAATGGTTGGTACATTTCACAACAATCGTTTTACAATCTGTAAACTACCTAGACAATCTGGTAAAACAACCACAATGGTTTCGTATATATTACATTATGTTTTGTTCAATCAAAATATGAATGTGGCAATACTTGCAAACAAAGCTGCGACTGCAAGAGATATTTTATCCAGATTACAACTTGCATATGAACATTTACCTAAATGGTTGCAACAAGGAATACTATCGTGGAATAAAGGTAGTTTAGAATTAGAAAATGGTTCACGCATAGTTGCAGCCTCAACATCATCAAGTGCAGTTCGTGGTGGTTCATACAATATGATATTTTTAGATGAGTTTGCGTTTGTACCTACAAATATTGCAGAAGAGTTCTTTAGTTCAGTTTATCCTACTATTTCATCTGGTCAATCTACAAAAGTTATTATTGTATCAACACCAAATGGTATGAATATGTATTATAAATTATGGACAGATGCAGAAACAAAAAAGAATACTTATGTACCGATAGAAGTTCATTGGTCTGAAGTTCCAGGCAGAGATGAAAAGTGGAAGAAAGAAACGATTGCAAATACAAGTGAATCACAATTTCAAAAAGAATTTGAGTGTGAGTTTTTAGGTTCTACAAATACACTAATAAATGCATCTATAATAAAAAATATTCCTTTAAGAACACCTTTAACATCTAATGCTGGTCTTGATGTATATGAAAAACCTAAAAAAGAACACACATATGTTATTGTTGCAGATGTAGCTAGAGGTATACAAGGCGATTCTTCTGCGTTTACTGTTATGGATGTATCTCAATTACCATATAGATTAGTAGGCAAATATAAAAATAATGAAATAAAGCCTATGTTATTTCCAAACATTATCAAAGATGTTGCACTTGCATACAATCAAGCATTTGTATTAATAGAAGTAAATGACATTGGTGACCAAGTTGCAAACGCATTACAATTTGATTTAGAATATGATAATCTTATAATGGCAAGTATGAGAGGTCGTGCTGGTCAGATAGTTGGTGGTGGTTTTAGTGGTGGTAAATCACAACTTGGTGTGAGAACAACTAAGGCAGTCAAAAAAATTGGTTGTTCTAATCTAAAAACAATGGTAGAGTCTAATAAGATTATATTAGAAGATTATGATATAGTTGCAGAGATGTCTTCATTTGTTCTTCACGGGCAGTCATATCAGGCAGAAGAAGGACACCACGATGATTTAATGATGTGTTGTGTATTATTTGCGTGGTTGTCTGGTCAAACTTATTTTAAAGAACTTACTGATAGTGATGTTAGAGCTAAATTGTTTGCAGAAAGTCAAAATCAATTAGAACAAGACCTTGCACCATTTGGATTCTTAGATAATGGTATTGATGACCCTATACCACAAATAGATGAATATGGTGAAAGGTGGACGCCAGTTGTTAGGAAGTATGATACAAATTGGTAAATGCATCTTCATCAATTAAATCATTATCTTTTTTTAAAAAACAATTATGACAAACTATTACATTGTTGTCTATATGTTCTAATAACAATTTTCTAGTATCTTTTTTTAAACTTTTCTTTTTAGAATCTGCACGAATCTTTCTATCATCTGGATAAAATTTTAATACCACTATTTCAGACTCACCACAATATTTACAAGACTTATCTCTTAATTGTTCATTAATCCACTTATCTTTTAATCTACGATGTCTTCGTGCAACTTTTCGTATGGTATTACGGTATTTTTGATAATGTTCACTCATATTTATATTTAGACTTGGTATAAAAACAAACATACAAAAAACGATTTTTTATAAATATAGTTGTAGTAGATTAACTAAACTATATAAGGAGTAGAAATATGGGATTTCAAGTTTCTCCAGGCGTGGAAGTCAAAGAAGTTGACCTAACGAATATCGTTCCTGCCGTTTCTACAACTATTGGTGCTGTTTGTGGCCCCTTTGAAAAAGGGCCAGTAAGTGAAATAACAAGTATCAGTTCAGAAAAACAACTCGTTGAAGTATTTGGTAAACCAAATGCAGACAATTATGAGTATTTTTTTACAGCTGCAAACTTTTTACAGTATTCAAATTCACTAAGAGTTGTAAGAACTGAAAGTACATTGAAAAATGCATCTTCTGGTGGTTCTGGTATTTTAATCAGAAACACTTTGCATTATCAAGAGTCTTTTGCAGATGGACAAGGTACTCACGGTACTTGGTCAGCAAGAACGGCTGGTATTCACGCAAACGGAATTAAAATAGACATTTGTGATAAAAACAATTTTTCAGAAATGTCAAACAAACAAACTAATGATGCCAGTGCAAGTGCTGGTGATACAACAATTACAATGGATGCTATTGATGCTACTGATTTTGCAGTAGGTGAAGTTATAGAATTTTATTCAAACGCTGGTGGTACAGTTTTCGCTGTAGGACACGAAGCACAAAAATATGAAATTACAGCAGTAGATACATCTGGTGAAACAATTACAATCAGACAATTAGATGACCCTGCTGGAAGTGGATTAATTGCAGATTTAGCAGACGATTCATATGTAAAAAGATACTGGAGATTTGCAGATTTATTTGATACAGCTCCAGGCACATCTGAATTTGCAACTGCAAGGGGTGTTCTTGATGATGAAATACACATAGTTGTATATGATTCATCTGGAAGACAAACTGGTTTTGATAACGATGTTGCTGGTGAGAGATTAAACTCTATACTAGAAACATTTGCTTTTGTATCAAAACACCCAGAAGCAACTACACCTCAAGGTAATTCAAATTATTATCCAGATGTAGTTTATAGGGATTCTAAATTTGTTTATTGGGGAGACCACCCAACTGCAGCTATTGATGCATCTGGTGACTGGGGTCAACCTCTTTCATCTGATTTATCAGTACAAGGTTCAAGTGCTTTTAATAAATTTACAACTGGTGTAGAAAATGTAGATAGGTCTACACTTGCAAATGGAACAGACGATTATGCTGTTACAGATGGTGAACAACTTACTGCATACGGAAGATTTGATGACGGTGAAGCAGTTGATGTAAATCTAATTATGGCTGCAAAAGCAAGTTCAACTCTTGCAACAAACTTAATCACTATTGTTGAGAAAAGAAAAGATGCATTAGTCTTTATTTCTCCAGAAAGAGCTGATGTTGTAGGTGCTGCAGATTCTAATACACAAACTACAAATGTCAA